CCCAAAATTCACCCGTTATGCTATCTAAGCGGGAAAATTGAGCGGGTTTAATGTTGTTTTCATACATTCGATAGAACCCGTTATTTGCATAACATTTTGAGCATATAGAACCCTCGATTTTGGACATTTTGAACCCTGTCACGCAAGCTTCGGTCGGGAGACTGTAGCTCTTACAGGGCATTTTTGACGTTGACGTGAGAGATCCGCAAGCTATTGCAGCCTGGGTTTTTGTCATTGGGATAATTGGGATAATTTTCATATTGACACCTATTAAAAAAAGAAAAAAACAGTTTAGATTGTGCAACACCCACAGCAAGGGGCATCGATACAGCGGCCTTTTTTATTCCGATAGAACGTATTCGGGCCGTTTTCACCAAAAAAAGTGATTGTGTCGCTATCGGGTTCTAATACCGCCCGTTTTGTAGCGGTATCGAATAGGATCCAATCCCCGACATTTATCACAGCATGGGACTGTGAACACCTAGAGCGGAATTTTGAGCGCATCTTTTTAAGCATGGCGGTTCCTTTCCACAATGCATTCTGAGGATATATAACGGAATTCGGGGTTTTCTCTTACCCAAGCCTTAGCCCTTGCTTTGCTATCAAAACGGGTAAAAAAACCCTGCTTTTCGTCATAAGCTACTATCCAGCCAAATTGATTAAATTGTAATTTCATGGTTTTCCCCTTATTTAACGAGAACGTCAAAATAAGCCAGCATCAAAGCCAGCGCTACACAAAAAAGAACTATTGCAAAAATAGCTTCAAAAATGATTGTTTTCATAATATTTGCTCCAAAGTGTTTTGAGAATTGATAGCGACAATGTGAAACCCTAGGGCTTGAATGTCCTTAAGGGCTTGAGCGGGTAGCGTTTTAGTCCCTGATATACGGGCAAAAAGCTTTGCAGCATGGCATATAGGGTATGCAACTGTGTTCCCGTACTGTGAGCGGATATCAACTTGAATTTTCATGTTATTCCCCTTATGCGATGAATTCAGGGTTAGATGTAACACCATGCGCTACAGCTATTGCCATAATTTCATTTTGGGACTTGCTAGATCTAGCGGAGCGGATAAGGGCCGATAAAGCCCTAGCGAGATAGTCCTTACCTAAGCCTGCTTCGCTATATTGAACAGATCTAGCGACTTCTTTTGATTCGGATTTTGTCATTGTGAACACCTATTTAGTAGATACATTCGGATTGAATGTGCATTTATGATAGCAATTAAAAACAGCAAAACCATTAGTACAAACCCTAGGTTATGGATCTTTAAACCCTTAAGGGTAAACCCTAATATGCTTTGATTCTGTAGCTACAATTGAGAAAAGAAAAGAAGGGGAAACCCATAACAGGGGATCCAATTGTAGTAAGGGATAGATAAGGGGATATAGAAGGATACATAAGGGGATAGGCTAAAGGCTGGGTTATGGATAGCCTAAGCATAGAGAACATTTAAGAACCCCAAGCACACCGACAATCGACAATCCTATGCGCCAGTGAGACAACTATGCAAAAACCGCATAACCTTTTGTAAATGAGAATCATTCGCATCTAGAAGTAAGTAAGCACTCACTAACCTGGCTAAGTTAGTTGGCACTCACTAACTTTAGCGAAGTGAGCACTCACTAACGTAGGGTTTACCCCCCCTTGTGTAAATCGGAGGGGGTGCAGTAACAGGGGACATAAACACACATGGATCTACATAAACACACATCAACATACCCTTCAATCAACAGACCCCCACCCACCCCCTATCAGGACAAAGATAACCCTCCAAAAAATTTTTTTATAGTTTAGAATTTGTAACCATTAAATCAAGGAGAAGATATGGCTGGATTTCCTATGAGGAGAGCGTTGGAGAAGAAGATAGAGGAACTAGGAGGGATAGAGTTCGTTACCGCACATATCTCTCAAGGAATGACCATAGGACGCTTGGCAGAGTTCATAGAGTGTTCTAGGCCCATGCTTTCTTTCTGGATAAACCATACTGATGAGCGTAGAGATGCAGTACTTGCTGCTAGGAAGCTAAAGGCTGAGAAACTGGCAGAAGAGGCTCTAGAGATTGCGGATGAGGCTGATGAGACTTCTAACAGTGGAGTTAACAAAGCCAGACTCCAAGTCGATACTCGTAAGTGGATGGCCTCCAAGCTTGACCCTGAGAACTACGGAGACACTGCTAAAACCCAAGTCAATATCTCTTTGGGTGATCTACACCTACAAGCTTTAAAGCATATGGGTAAGGCTGAAGTGGTGACAACTTTGGAAAACAATGGCTAATAACCCCTTCATACAGTTCATTACCCTGTACAGGAATGACCCTGTTCTGTTTGTCAAAGAGGTCTTAGGAGTAGAGCCTGATGATTGGCAACAAGACTTCCTTAATGCTGTAGCCTCTGGTGAACGCAAGATTTCAATCAGGTCTGGTCACGGGGTGGGTAAATCCACAACAGCTTCTTGGGCAATGCTATGGTTCCTGTTGACCAGGTATCCAGTTAAGGTCGTAGTTACTGCCCCTACTTCTGCCCAACTGTATGACGCTTTGTTTGCCGAACTAAAGAGGTGGGTTAAAGAACTACCCAAACCTATCCAAGACTTGCTTGATGTCAAACAAGAGAGGATAGAACTCAAGGCTTCCGCTACCGAGGCGTTTATCTCTGCCCGAACATCTCGTGCTGAACAACCCGAAGCCCTACAAGGTGTCCACTCCGAGAACGTCATGTTGGTTGCAGATGAGGCTTCTGGTGTTCCAGAGGCAGTATTCGAGGCTGCTGCGGGTTCTATGTCTGGCCATAATGCTTTGACCATCCTGTTAGGCAATCCAGTTAGGTCTTCTGGCTTCTTCTTTGATACGCATAATCGACTAAAGGATGAGTGGTGGACTAAGAGAGTATCCTGTATTGACTCTACTCGGGTGAGTAAAGAGTACGTAGAAGACATGAAATCCCGCTATGGCGAGGAAAGTAACGCCTATCGGATCAGGGTTCTGGGTGAGTTTCCAAGGAGCGATGATGACACGATTATTCCTATGGAGTTACTTGAGTCTGCTAAACACAGGGATACAAGAGCTTATGAAGACGCTCCGATCATTTGGGGACTCGATGTGGCTCGTTTTGGCTCCGATTCTTCAGTTCTATGTAAACGTCAGTCTAATGTTGTACACACTCTTGAGAGGTGGAGGAACTTGGATCTGATGCAGTTAACAGGTGCAGTAGTCGCCCAATACGAAGCCTGTGACCACAAGAGTAGACCCGCAGAGATTCTGGTTGACTCTATCGGACTCGGTGCGGGTGTTGTTGACCGACTCAGAGAACTAAAACTGCCATGTCGGGGAATTAACGTATCCGAAAGCCCCGCTATGGGTGGGACGTATTTAAACCTGAGAGCAGAACTCTGGCATAAAACCAAGGCTTGGCTAGAAAAACGTGACTGCAAGATACCTAACAATGAGGATTTCATTGCTGAACTAGCCACTGTTAGGTACACCTTTACCTCTAACGGCAAGATAAAAATTGAATCTAAGGATGATATTCGTAGACGGGGATTGAAATCTCCTGATATGGCTGATGCTTTTGTCTTGACATTTGCCTCAGATGCCGCCACCATCTCATGGGGATCTAATCTATCTTGGGGTAAACCGATTAAAAGGTTGATCCGAGGATTGGTCTGATTGCCGTTGCCATTTTAGAGCTACCCTAAAAAAGTAGCTCTTTTTTTTATTTATGGTAATATCTCGCAACCTATATTGGAGATTCCTATGAAAATGGATGAAGCCGCCAAGAAAATTGGCAAGGTAATGGGCGAATACAAGCGTGGCAAGCTCAAGTCTTCTTCTGGTGACAAGGTTAAATCCCGTGACCAAGCTGTCGCTATCGCAATGAGCGAGTCCCGTTCTATGCCCAAACGTGGTGGTAGAACTGCAACTAATCGGAGCAAGAAATGAAAGCTGGACTTTATGCCAATATCAATGCCAAACAAGAACGTATCAAGGCTGGCTCTAAAGAGAAGATGCGAAAGCCTGGCACTAAAGGCGCTCCTACTGCTAAAGACTTTAAGCAAGCGGCTAAGACTGCTAAAAAGAAATGATTAAGCGTGGTTCAGAAGAGTTCTCTGGCTACAACAAGCCAAAGAAAACTCCTAACCACCCAAAGAAAAGCCATGCTGTATTGGCTAAGTCTGGTGACGAAGTAAAGTTAATTCGCTTTGGCCAACAAGGTGTTTCTGGTAGTCCTGATGGATCTAAAAGAAACGAAGCATTTAAAGCCCGTCATGCTCAGAATATTGCCAAAGGCAAGATGAGTGCAGCGTTCTGGGCAAACAAGGTTAAATGGTAACTATGAACTGCCCTATTGCTACCTATGACATTAAGTTCAACTTAAAGAATCGTAATTGGGCGATCAAGAATGTTGACTATGGTCCTGCTAACCCAGAAGAAGATAACGAAGAGTACTGGCAGAACCTTGCTGATATGTGGTCAGTATCTATTGATGAAGTCCAAGAGATGCGTTGTGGTAATTGCGCTGCCTTTATCCAAACCCCTGAGATGCTAGATTGCATCCTAAAAGGTATTGATGAAGAGACTGATGGCTATGCCAAAGATGTACAGGGTGCGGCAAATCTTGGTTATTGTGAACTATTTGACTTTAAGTGTGCAGGTGAGCGTACCTGTTCAGCATGGCTATCTGGTGGCCCTATCACTAAGAAGATGACCAAGAATCAGCAAAATATGTTGATGATGGCCAAGACAGAATACGACATGGAAGAGGAAGAGCAATGAATTTCCTAGCTGCACTAATGGAATCGTTTTTACCTGCTGCTACTGAAGCAGTTGCTGGTAGTGGTATGTCTGAGGCGGTTGCCTCTGGTGGCATGGCTCCACCTACTGCTATGGAAGGTTTGGGAAGCACCATTGGTGGGATGGGAAATCAAGCTATTGCCCCTTCTATGAATGCTTTTAATACATTTATTAATCCCAACTCTACATCTGGCGATATGTTGTCAGGCGCATATAAGTACGCATTTAGCCCCCAAGGTCAACAAGATGAGCAAATGATGTCTGCTCCTCAAATGCGTATGGGTGGTGGCGGTATGGCTAATAACTACATGGGTGGCATCCCATCACTACTCCAAAGTTATGGTGGTGCATCACAGGGACTTCTTCCCTACATTGGCTCACGATAAGGAATAAAAATGAAACAAGAAAACCCAATGTTGATGGCCGAAACCTTGCAGGGCGAGATGCAAGAAGATGAGGTAATGTCAGAAGAGCAACTTCAAGGCGTTATCTCTGCTGAAATTAATGATGCCATTTCTTTCATAGATGATGACATTGGTGGCAATCGTGCGTTGGCTACTGAATACTATTATGGCCAACCCTTTGGTGATGAAGAAGAAGGCCGTTCACAAGTAGTATCAATGGATGTACGTGATACTGTGCAAGGCATATTGCCAAGCCTGATGCGTATTTTCTTTGGTCCAGAGCGTGTGGTTGAGTTTGCCCCCCAAGGACCAGAAGATGTACAGTCTGCTGAACAAGCTACAGACTATGTGGACTTTATTTTCAAGCGTGATAACCAAGGCTTTAAGATTCTTCACTCGGCATTCAAAGATGCTTTGGTACGCAAAGTTGGTATCGTGAAGTATTGGTGGGATGAGTCTGTAGAAGTTAAAGCAGAATCATTCTCTATGCTTGATGAGCAGACAATGATGTTCTTAACTCAAGACCCAAACATTGAGATTTCTGCGGTGCGTGAGTATCCAGTACCTGGCACTCAGCCAATGAACGATGCCCAAGGCATTATGACTCCACCACCCATGATGTACGATGTGGAGATCAAGCGCAGAATCAAGTCAGGCAAGGTAAAGATTGAGGCTCTACCCCCAGAAGAGTTCCTGATTGACCGCAGAGCAAAGTCGGTTGAAGAGGCTACCTTTGTTGGCCACCGCACAATGAAGACTGTTTCCGATCTAGTCGCAATGGGTTATGACTATGATGAAATGGTTGAGGTTGCAGGTAATGGGAATGACTTTGACAACAACGAAGAGTACATAGCCCGTAACCCATTTGCTGTTATCAGTACTGCAAACAATGGTGATCCATCAAGCAAGAGTGTTCTCTACATTGAAGGCTACTTAAAGGTAGACTTTGATGGCGATGGCATTGCTGAGATGCGTAGAATTTGCACAGTAGGTACTGGCAATAAAGTTCTGCGAAACGAAATTGTTGATGACAGACAGTTTGCCGCCTTCTGCCCAGACCCAGAACCCCATACCTTTTTTGGTATGTGTCCTGCTGATGTGGTCATGGATATTCAGCGTATCAAGTCCAATGTCCAACGTGGCATCTTAGATTCTTTGGCTCAATCCATTCACCCTCGCACAGCCATCGTTGAGGGACAGGCCAACATGGAAGATGTGCTTAATACAGAAGTTGGTGCTGTTATTCGCATGAGAGCGCCAGGCATGGTGCAACCCTTTACAACTCCATTTGTTGGTCAGGCCGCATTCCCTATGCTTGACTACTTGGATGACATTAAACAGACCCGTACAGGCATTTCTAAGGCCGCAGCAGGGCTAGATGCAGATGCTTTACAAAGCACTACCAAAGCCGCAGTATCTGCAACTGTTAATGCCGCCCATCAGCACATTGAGATGATTGCCCGTATCTTTGCTGAAACTGGTTTGCGTAAACTATTTACTGGTATCTTGAAACTCGTTATTGAGAACCAAGATAAAGCCCGAATGATTCGTTTGCGTAATACATTTGTGCCTATTGACCCACGTTCTTGGGATGCCAATATGGATGTCATTGTTAATGTTGGCGTAGGTGATGGCACTCTTGAAGACCGAATCAATATCTTGAATCAAGTCGCACTGCGTCAAGAAATGCTGATTAAAGAAACTGGTGTTAATAACCCTGTTGTTTCTTTACCACAGTATACAAACACATTAACCAAGATGCTTCAGTTGGCGGGTATTAAGGATTCACAGAATTACTTTAACCAATTACCTGTTGACTTCCAGTTGCCACCACCTCCAGAGCCAAAGCTTACTCCAGAGGAGATGTTGGCTCAAGTACAGGCACAATCTATTCAAGCGGATATTCAAAAGAAAGCCGCAGAATTGCAATTAGATCGTGAAAAAATGATTATGTCTGATGATCGTGAGCGAGATCGTATTGAACAAGATGGTATTTTGCGTAGATATGAGCTAGAATTGAAATATGGTGTACAAATTCAAAGTGCGGAAATAGAAGCCGCAATGAATAAAGACCGAGAATTAATCCGTCAACAAGCTGCAATGAGCCAAGTACCTCAACAGCCCCAACCAATGATGTAAATGGACGATCTAGAAATTAACCTCGCAAGAGGAGACAGAGCAAAGTTACTTCTTGAGGATGAACTTCTCAATGAGATGCTTAAACGAATAGAAGATGATTGTTATCGTGAGATTCGTTCTTCCAAACTTATGGAAGGACCAGTTAGAGAGCAAGCTTACTTGCTTCTGACAACAGTTGATATTCTGAGAGCAAAACTACGCTCTGTTATGGATACAGGCAAGATGGCAGAAGTTGCCCTTGTTCGTAGACGGGGAAGACCCCCAAACAAATGATTGTTAAACTAAGAGGTAAATATGTCCGATAACGCAAACGCAGTCGGTTCGATTACAGTAAACCAAGCAGCGCAAAGCTTTGCTTCCATGCTAGACAGCCAAGAGGGTGTTGACACTGGTGCAGAGGCGCAACCAGAGGAGGAGCAATCCGAATCTGAGTCTGAGGAAGTGGAATCTGCGGAGACGCAAGATGAAACAGAGGAATCTTCCGAGGAAGTAGAAGGCGAAGAAGAGGAAGGCGAAGAAGAAGCTCCTAGGGATGAGAAGTTTGTTGTCAAAGTTGATGGCAAAGAAATCGAAGTCCCAAAGGATGAACTTATCCGAGGCTACCAACGTGAAGCTGACTACACACGGAAAACGCAGAAACTGGCAGAAGAGCGCAAATTAGTCGAGTCTGAGTTTCAGCAAGTACGTGGAGAGCGTGAACAATACTCTCAGATATTAGGACAATTACAGCAGAAATTGCAGGAGTTTGAGCCTCCAGAGCCTGATTGGAATCGTTTAGAAGTTGAAGATCCTACTGAATATGCCCGTCAATGGACATCTCATCAGAGGAGAAACCAACAGAAATATGCGGTTCAAGCAGAGCAAGAGAGACTTAAACAAGTGCAACAAGCTGAACTGCAAAAGTTTATGCAGCAAACTATGGTTGCCGAGGTTGCTCGGTTGAAAGAGAAAATTCCAGAGTGGAGTTCTCCCGAAAAAGCCAAAGCAGAAGGCAAAGCTTTGTTGGAGTATGGTCAGAATTTGGGCTTTTCAGAGCAGGAACTGAATACGATTACGGATTCACGGGCATTATTGGCGCTTCACAAAGCGTGGAAATATGACCAGATGATGAGTAAGCGTCCAGAATTCCAAGCGAAGATTAAAAAAGCCCCGAAGATGGTTACTCCTGGTTCAGCAGGTAGCGTGAGTTCTAAGTCTAGTGATTTAAATAACGCAAAAAAGCGTCTTGCACAAACTGGAAGCGTCAGAGATGCCGCATCCCTTTTCGAGAAATTTATTTAAGGAATTAACATGGCTGCTATTACAAACACCTACACCCGCTTTGACGCAAAGGGTGTACGGGAAGATCTTTCAAACGTCATTTATCAGATCTCACCAGAAGAGACTCCATTTATGAGCAATGTTGGCCGTGAGAACGTCACCAACACTTTCTTTGAGTGGCAGACTGATGATTTGGCCGCTGCAATCACAACTAATGCACAGATCGAGGGCGATGACATCACCTCTTTCACAGCAGTTACAGCTACAGTTCGTTTGGGCAACTACACCCAGATTAGCCGTAAGGATGTAATCATTGCTGGTACATTGGAAGCGGTTGACAAGGCAGGTCGTCGCTCAGAATTGAGCTATCAAATGGCCAAAAAATCTGCGGAAATTAAGCGTGACATGGAGGCCACAATGTTGGCTAACCAAGCCGCTGCCGCTGGTTCTACGTCATCTGCCCGTAAATCAGGCGCTTTGTTGGCCTTCTTGAAGACCAATACTAGCGAAGGTACTGGTGGTTCTGATCCTTCATACACCACTATCCCTGATGCAGCTCGTACTGATGCTACAACTACTAACTTGCGTTCATTCAGCGAAGCATTGCTGAAAGACGTAATTCAGAAGGTGTGGACAGAAGGTGGCAACCCATCTATCGTTATGGCTGGTCCTGTTAACAAGCAGAACTTGTCTAAGATGGCTGGTATTGCTGGTCAGCGTTTCAATGTTACAGGCGCAAAGCCTTCAACTATCATCGGGGCCGCAGATGTTTATGTCAGCGACTTCGGAAACGTGAGCATTGTTGCCAACAGGTTCCAACGTGAGCGTGATGTTTTTGTGCTTGATCCTGAGTACGCATCAGTTGCTTATCTGCGTCCCTTCCAGACAGTTGAACTGGCTAAGACAGGTGATGCCGAGAAGCGTATGCTCTTGTGTGAGTGGGGCTTGAAGATCAAGAATGAGAAAGCTCATGGCGCTGTCTATGACTTGAACTCAACAATTCAGACCTAATCTGAAGACAAAGGGGTGGGCTAATAACCCACCCTTTTTTTTATGACTACAAAAATCTTTGATACAAACCTAGAGATGGGGACTCAGAAAGTCTGGCATTACGATGCTGAGAAAGATGAGGCAACCATTCAGACAATTATTGATGCCACCGAGGTGGTAGATGCAAACAAAGAACGATTTAATTCGTTTGATGAGAAGGCCAATTGGAAGGGTGATATGCACCATGTTGCATCCATCCCAATGGCTTTGTATTATCAAATGAAGGCCGAAGGTAAGCTTGAAGATCAAGCCTACATGAAACGATGGCTCAATGACCCTGATAATCGTGCATTTCGCACAAGACCTGGAGAAGTTTAATGGATAGTAAGACCATTGGAATTTTGGTTCCAACACGGGATTTTGTTAACTCTGGATTTGCTTTTGATTTAGCGAGGCTAGTTGGGTTTACTGTAGGCACAACAAACCACAAGGTAGTGATCTACACTAGTTCTGGCACTTTGTTGTCAGCACAACGTCAGGATTTGGCTAGGGATGCTATTGAGGCTGAGTGCACCCATACCCTGTGGCTAGATAGCGATATGCGGTTTCCAAAAGATTCCATTATTCGCTTGTTAAAACATGATATTGGGATTGTCTGTGGAAACTATGCCAAACGTAGATTTCCTACAGAACCTATTGCGGTGAAAAAAAATACCCCAGATATGGATGCAACATTTATCAATCGGGTATATACTGAGGACGATTCAACAGGACTTGTTGAAGTAGACTACTGCGGAATGGGTGTAATGCTCGTTAAATCCGAAGTCTACAAATCTATGGAATATCCTTGGTTTGCTATCCCTTGGGTTCCTGCTGCGGAAGACTACATCGGTGAAGATGTATGGTTTTGCCGTAGAGCCGCACAGAACGGACACAAAACATTTGTTGACCAAGATCTCTCAAAACAGATCCATCATATTGGCACATTTGAATACAAACATGAACACACATTAATGTGTAGGGATGTAGAAAATGGCACTTGATACTTTTGCGGGGCTTAAAGCAACCATAGCGGATTATCTCAATCGGGATGATCTGACTTCTGTTATCCCAAGTTTTATTACTGTTGCAGAGGCTAAATTTAATCGTAAGTTGCGTGTTCGCCAGATGATTAAACGTGCTACTGCCACCATTGATACACAGTATTTTGCTTTCCCAACTGATTGGCTACAGGCCAAAGAGTTTATCTTGAACACAAATCCCATTACTTACATGGAGTTTGTAACTGATAAACAAGCAAATGAATTGCGTCAGAATCAAATTATTGCTGTTGGCAAGCCTTCTTATTACACTATTGTTGGTACGCAAATAGAAGTAATTGCTACTCCTGATAGTAGTTATACAGGTGAATTAACCTATTATGGTAAAATTCCTGCGTTGAGTGATTCAAACACAAGCAACTGGCTTCTAGCTTATGCCCCAGACTTGTACTTATATGGTGCATTGCTTGAGGCATCTCCATATTTGAAAGATGATGAGCGTCTTGCCGTATGGGGTAACTTATATATTTCCTCCATTGGCGACATAGAAATAGCAGATCAAAGGGCATCTGTTGCTTCTACTCCTATTGTTCGTGCCCGATCTTTGGGGTAAAAAATGGCTGGATCATTCTCTGATTATTTAGAAGACAAAGTTTTAAAGCACGTTTTCACAAACACTGCTTATACATCCCCAACTACTCTTTATGTAGCTTTGTATACCACCGCACCAACTGATACTGGTGGCGGTACAGAGTTGTCTGGTAGCGGATACGTACGCAAATCCGTCGCTTTTACAGTAAGTGGGACTACCACTTTGGCGACAAACTCTGCTGCGGTTGAATTTGATGCCGCCACTTCTTCTTGGGGAACTATTGTGGCCATCGGTATTTTCGATGCTTCAACCTCTGGTAATTTCTTAGCCTTCTCTGACCTAACAACAAGCAAGACAATCGGTACTGGCGATATTTTGCGTATTCCTGCTGGTGATCTTGACATTACATTGAGTTAATCATGCCATTAGTACTTGCTGATCGTGTTAAGGAAACTACAACCACTACTGGTACTGCTGACTTTGTTCTAAGTGGTGCTGATACTGGTTTTCAGACATTTGCCGCAGGTGTAGGTGCAAACAACACAACCTACTATGCTGTTGCATTGGGTAGTGATTTTGAAATTGGTCTGGGAACTCTGTCTGCTAATGGTTTGACATTAGCTAGAACTACTGTTTTGCAGTCTAGCAATTCAGATACAAAGGTATCCTTTGCCGCAGGTTCTAAGTTTGTCTTTGTTACATACCCTGCTGACAAAGCAGTACTTAGCGACTCAACCCAAACCCTGACAAACAAGACTTTAAACAGTCCTACTTTTGTCACGCCAGTTTTAGGCACTCCTTCTAGTGGAACTTTGACTAATGCTACTGGCTTGCCTCTTTCAACAGGTGTAACTGGTACTTTGCCAGTAGGTAATGGTGGCACTGGTGCTACTACTTTGACGCTAAACAATGTTATTTTAGGAAATGGAACTTCTGCGGTTCAATTAGTTGCTCCTAGCACTGCTGGCAATGTGCTAACTTCTAATGGCACAACTTGGTCATCTACTGCACCCGCAGCTAGTGGTTTGACAAGAGCGCAAGTTACTGCAATTTCTCTTGTTTTTGGATATTAAGGATTAATCATGGCTGCACCAAATATTCTTGCCGCAACAACAGCAACTCCACATACTGTTTCTATTACCCCTGCGGATACTTCTCGTAACGCATTGGTTGCCGCACCTTCTACTGGAGCAGTACAAAAGATTAACCAAATTATTGTTACTAATATTGATGGTACAAATGCTTATGACGCTACAGTTGAGTTGCGTTTAGCTGATGGCACAACTCATCGTGCTATTGCTTCTACTATCTCTGTACCAGCAGATGCTTCATTGATCGTATCTGATAAAACTACTATGTTTTATTTGATGGATACTTCTGTTACTGGTGAGGCTTGCACATTGTGGGCTACTAGTAGTACAGCAAGTAAGTTGACTTACACAGTAAGCTACGAAACTATTTCTTAAAGGTCTACCATGTCACAAAGATATGCGGGTGGAATATTAAGCGCATCATTTAATCCTTTAACAACTCCAACGACTGTTGAATACCTTGTGATTGCTGGCGGGGGTTCTGGTGGTGTAGAAACTTATTCTTCTGGTTTGGGTGGTGGTGGTGGCGCAGGTGGCTTATTAACTGCGACTGGATTTGCTGTTGCTACTGGTACTGCTTTAACTATTACGATTGGCGCTGGAGGTGCTGGCCCATCAACTGGTTCAGTAGGTGCAAATGGTGTTGCTTCAGTATTTTCTACAATTACAGCTACTGGTGGCGGTGGTGGTGGTGGTGGTTCTTCGTCAGGAAACGTAGCTGTAAATAGCGGTGGTTCTGGTGGTGGAGCTACTAGTACAGCAGTACCATCTGGTGGCGCAGGAACTTCTGGACAAGGTTTTGCTGGTGGTAATCAAGCAACCAATAATAGCGCTGGTGGAGGTGGAGGCGCTGGTTCAGTAGGTGGTAATGGAATTGCGGGTGCTACGGCTGGTAGTGGTGGTGCTGGACTTTGCTCAACAATTACAGGTTCAAGAGTTTTTTACGCTGGCGGTGGTGGTGGTGCTGGGGGAACAAGTGCTGGAACAGGCGGTCTTGGCGTTGCTGGCGGTGGCAATGGTGCTACATATGATTCTGTTAATGCTACATCTGCTAGTGCAAATACTGGTAGCGGTGGCGGTGGCGGTCAAAATGGCACTCCAAACAAAACTGCTGGCTCTGGCGGCTCTGGAATCGTCATCATCAGATATAACGCATTACTGTCCGCAGCAGTAGCAACAACTGGTTCACCACAAATATCAATCGTAAATGGCTATCGAATTTACACATTTACAGCTAACGGCACAATCACTTTCTAAGGAAATAGACATGGCACATTTTGCAAAAGTCATCAACGGCATCGTTACAGAAGTGAATGTAGTTGAGTGGGAAACATTGAACATTGAGGGGCATCCTTGGGGTGACCCATCATTGTGGATTCAGACCAGTTACAACACACATGGCGGTGTTCATGCTAATGGTGGAACTCCATTGCATAAGAACTACGCTGGCATTGGTTACACATGGGATGGAACAGGCTTTGCCCCTCCACAGCCATTTGCGTCTTGGACTAAGAACTCTACGACATATTTGTGGGATGCCCCAACACCTATGCCGACAGACGACAAGATGTACAAATGGGATGAGCCAACATTGTCATGGGTTGAAGTAACTCAAGGGGCTTAATCATGGGACAGTTTTCTGGTATTTGGACTCAATCTCAAGTAAGCCAAGGCATTAAAGCTGGCACATGGACAGGACTGCCTCCACAGAATGTAGAGTATTTGGTTGTTGCTGGCGGTGGTGGTGGCTCATGCGCTGGTGGTGGTGCTGGTGGACTTCTCGCAGGATTTTCTAGCGTAATTTCTGCCACTCAATTATTTGTAACTGTTGGCGGTGGCGGTGCGGGTGCTAGTGGTGGTACTGGAAATGGAACAACTGGCACAAACTCAGTTTTAATTGCAACGTCATCTGGCGCAACTACAGGAACTTATGTTGCCAATGGTGGTGGAGGTGCTGGTGATGCCACCTCTAACACTAATGGTTTATCTGGTGGTTCTGGTGGTGGCGGTGGTGCTGGCGGCACAAATGCTGGAGGTGCTGGTACGGCAGGACAAGGCAATACTGGCGGCACATCATCTTTTAATGCCAATCAATTCCCTGCCGCTGGCGGTGGTGGTGCGGGAACTGTAGGATTGAATCCACCTACAAATGCAATTGCTGGTAATGGTGGTGCGGGAATAGCAAGTGCTATAAGTGGGTCTGTCGTTACCTATGCTGGTGGAGGCGGTGGTGGATGTGCTGCACCACTAGGTACTGGTGGTTCTGGTGGTGTTGGTGGTGGTGGCGCAGGAACAAGTTTAGTTGGCGCTGGTACGGCTGGTACTGCTAATACAGGTGGTGGTGGTGGAGCTACTGGTGGAAATACTGGTGCTGCTGGTGCAGGCGGTAGCGGTATTGTTATTCTCCGCTATCCAGACACATTTAATGCTGCAACAAGCACAACAGGTTCGCCTACCATATCTACATCAGGTGGGTTTAGAATATATAAATTTACAGCTTCTGGATCAATTACTTTTTGAGAATGAATCATGGAAAACGAAGTAACCCACAAGCAAATCTACGACAGACTCGTTGAAGTCGAAAGTAAGGTAGATAGCATAGATAAGAACACCAAAGGGCTTGTAGAGGCTTTTGATGCTTTGCAAGGTGCTTTTAAAGTCTTGGGATGGATAGCCTCTGCTGCCAAGCCTATTCTGTGGGTGGGCGGTCTAATCATGGCGGCTGGTGCTGTCTGGCAGACGTTCATTAAAAAATGAAAGACTGATAAATGTTTGGATTTAGCGCATTCTCAGAAGCTCCATTTTCATCACTAGCTGGTGGATTTGTAGATGCTTCTGTTGCGCTTACATCTACAAGCACTGTAGATACTTCAGCATCTGCAATCTATGCGGGTGTAGCAACAAGTTCAAGTACATCTTCTATACAAACTGCCGCAGTAAGAACATTACAAGCCCAAGCAGATTTAGCATCTCAATCGTCAATTACAAGTTCTGCGGTTTCTATAATTTCTGCATTAATTCAATTTAATCCTCAGAGTTCTTTTGTATCTAGTGCAAGTTATACAACCAAAACCTTTGCAAATATTGACTCTGTTTCTAGTGTTGTTGCAAATGCTAGATACAAATGGGAAAATGAGGCAGATACTTCTGAATCATGGACTGATACTTCAGACCAATCAGAGACATGGACAACAGTTTCAGATCAATCAGAATCTTGGACAACAGTAAATTAAGAGGAAATCATGGCAGATACCACAACCACAAACCTAGCGTTAACAAAGCCAGAAGTAGGTGCTTCAACTGACACTTGGGGTACAAAGATCAATACTGATCTAGACACCATTGATGCCTTGTTTGATGCTGGTCCAGTACTAAAGAAAACCAAAGGTGGTACTGGTACTGCTTCTCCTGCATTGGTAGCGGGTACTAACATTGGTATCACAAACTCTTGGCCTAACCAGACTATTGCCTTCTCAGGTACTTTGCCTGTAGCAAGTGGTGGTACTAATGCAACTGCTAGTCCAACTGCGGGTGCTGTGGCCTATGGTACTGGTTCTGCTTATGCTTTTAGCGCATCAGGTACAGCAGGTCAGGTATTGACTTCTGGTGGATCTAGCGCCCCTACATGGGGTACACCTACAGTTGTTTCTCAACCTAATTGCACAGTCTATACATCAGGAACTAACACATTTACTGTTCCAAATGGAATTACCAAGATCATGGTAGAAGTATGGGGTGGTGGTGGTGGAGCCGCTATTAGTACTCAAGGTGGTGGTGGTGGTGGTTACTCAAAAGGCATATTAACTGTTACTCCTGGCAATACGATTACTGCTACTGTTGGCGCAGGTGGAACTGGCGGTCAGGCAATCGGTAATGATGGAGGTACTGGTGGCACATCTACTTTTAGCACAATAAGTGCTACTGGTGGTGCAGGAACAGGTAGTGGGAATGGTGCAGGTGGCGTTGGGAGTGGTGGATCTATACTTAACCTTAGAGGCTCAAGGGGGCAACTTATTGGTAGTGGTTCTATAGGCACAGGAGGTGTTGCTCCTTATTCTGGTGCATTTACATTAGCAAGTGGTCAAGCAAGTGGCCCAGGTGGTGGTGGTTTTGGTGATGGCAATAACAGTGGTACAAGTGGTAATGCGGGTCAAATCAATGTCTGGTACTGGACTGCTTAATGCCAAATGTCAACCAACAATTAGATGCGCCAGCAGTTCCAACGCTGGCATCTTCATCTAATTCTTACTCACAAGACTTACAGAATCAGAACAATTCTGTAACTAGAACATTCTTTACTAAGCTAATTAATGTTGTGAGTAATATTGTTGGTCGAAAAGGTGGCAGATACTTAAACAATCCCTATGGGGCTTTTCAAGATTCAACAGACCAAGTAGCTGCAAACACAACAACTGCTTATGCCATAACATTTAACACTACAGATTTTTCTAATGGCGTGACTATGGCCAGTGGATCTAGAATCACTGTGGTTGATTCTGGTATTTGGAACTTGCAGTTTTCCATTCAACTAAAAAACACCACAAACGATGGTCAAGATGTGGATATTTGGTTTCGTAAAAATGGAACAAATATTGACAACTCAAACAGTAGATTTCACCCTCCTCCAAGAAAAAGTTCTGGTGATCCAAGCCATATCATTGCTTCATTGAATTTCTTTGTTGAAATGGCTGCTAATGATTACATTGAGATTATGTGGAGAACTGAAAACACTGGTGTAAGTATTGAGCATTTTGGGACAAGCACAAGCCCCACACGCCCTGCTGTGCCATCTGCCATCGTCACGATGAGTTTTGTATCAAACCTAACAACATAAATATATGGCATACATACCACTACAAATACCGCCTGGTGTCTACAAAAATGGCACAGAATACCAATCCAAAGGTAGGTGGAATAATTCCAATTTAGTTCGTTGGTTTGAAAATACTATTCGCCCTGTGGGTGGATGGCGTAAACGTGCTTCTGCACAACTTACTGGTTTAGCCAGAGGATTGATTAACTGGAAAGACAATTCTGGAAACAGACGTATTGGTATCGGTACACACTCAAAGTTTTACGCTATGAATGAAGCGGGTACTCTGACAGACATCACCCCAACAGATTTGGTTGTTGGTAGCGCAGATGCCATTCAGAAGCTTGGCTATGGCTACAGTACTTATGGCAATTTTGCTTATGGTGTTGCACGTCCCGATTTGGGATCAATTACTCCCGCTACAACATGGTCTTTGGACACATGGGGTGAGTACTTGGTGGGTTGCTCAACTGCTGATGGAAGACTGCTTGAGTGGCAGTTAAACACCGCCAATGATGCGGCTGCCATTACAAATGCTCCAATTTCATGTGTTGGGTTAATAACTACTCAAGAACGATTCTTATTTGCGCTTGGAGCAGGTGGTAATCCAAGGAAGATTTCTTGGTCAGATCAGGAAAACAATACTATTTGGACTGCTGCCGCCACTAACCAAGCGGGTGACTTTGAACTGACAACTATTGGTTCTTTGCAATGTGCCAAAAGAATACGTGGATTAACTATTATCTTTACAGATGTAGACGTACATACTGCAACCTATATTGGCCCACCTTATATCTACAGTTTTGACAGAGTTGGAACTGGATGTGGTGTTATATCCAAGCAAGCCGCAGCGGTTACAGATAACTCTTGTCTATGGATGTCTAGGTCTGGGTTCTGGATATATGATGGTTTTGTAAAGCCATTGGTTTCTGATGTTGGCGACTTTGTTTTTAACAACATTAACTACACCCAATCTTCTAAGATTTATGCCGTACATAACTCTGCTTTTGGTGAGATTTGGTGGTTTTACCCAAGTGCTACAAGCAATGAAGTAGATTCTTATGTGTCTTACAACTACAGGGAAGGTCATTGGGCTGTTGGCACTTTGGCTAGAACTTGTGGAACAGACCAAGGTATCTTTGCCAATCCATTGATGGTTTCAACTGATGGCTACGTTTATGAACATGAAGTTGGCTTTGCCTATGATTCACAAACATTGTTTGCTGAGTCTGGACCAGTAGAGTTAGGTGCGGGTGATCGTGTTCTAAGCCTTACTGGGATGATTCCTGATGAGAATACTTTGGGTGATGTACAGGCTAGGTTTAGCACTAAGTTTTACCCAACAAGTACTGAATATTCCTATGGCCCATATTCAATGGCAAACCCAACTTCTTTACGCTTAACTGGTAGGCAAATAGCGGTCAAAATTGAGGGTGCTAGAAACGCTAATTGGCGTGTTGGCATTATCAGATTTGATGGGAAAATGGGTGGTTTGCGTTAAAAACTAGCAATTTAAGTGAATTAATAATATGATAGATCACGATAGTCAAGATTGGCGTGAAATAAGGAATGCCAAACTGTTAGAATGGTTTGGTGGCAACCAGAGTGCTGTAGACTTTTTAGTCGCTTTATCAAGTATTGCTGAGTTATGGGATGACTTAGTAGATAAAGATAAAGAGCCTAGTCGTAAAGAGATAGATGCTGTCTTTTGGAACGCACTGGTGACGCTACCTACAAATGAGTTCTTTAATCAAAATAGGGCGTTTCTAATGCCTTTAGTGATTCAGAGTATAAATGCTTGGCAAGACTCTGTAGAACTTGAAAGTGGTAATGCCAATGACAGAGCCTATGCGCTCACATTGCGTATTATTTCATTACAAATAGCACCAATGATAGTCTTATTGCTTAGAGGACAAGAAGCAATGAGAGAAACTAGTACGGAAATGTGGCGGTATTTCACCTCACATGATGATGCAATTAAATGGATACAAGGGGAATAATATGTCTCTAGGCGGCTCAAGCGAAAGTCAACAGCAATTAGACCCTGCATTGCGGGATCTATTTCTACAAAACTATCAAGGCGCTCAAGGCACTGCGAGTGGATTACAAGCCCGTCAGTTTGCAGGATTTACTCCTGACCAAGAACAGGCTTTTGCACTAAACCGCTTATATGCAAGCCCAACTAGTGCGGCTAGTTTGTATGCTACTGATGCCGCCAATATATTAAAGCAAGGCGGTCAATATCAGCCACAGAATGTTCAATATCAGAATGCTATTGCACAAGGCTACACCCCTGCTCAAGCACAAGCCGCCCAACTAAATCGTGGCAGTATTCAGAATGTAAATGCCGCAGGTGTTACTGGTTCTCAAGTTGCAAGAGAAGCTTTTGGATCTCTTGCTCCATCGGCTAGTGCAAACATTCGTGATGTTACGCCAGCATCATTCTTGAATCAGAATATTCAAGCGTACATGAATCCTTATACTAAGGCGGTTACTGAGCAAAGTTTGCAGGATTTGGAGCGTTCTAGACAACTAGAGCAAGTTAAGACTTCTGCCCAAGCTACTGCTGCTAAAGCCTTTGGTGGTTCACGCCAAGGTGTTGCAGAAGCAGAGACTAATCGTGCTTATGGTGAGAATGCGGCTCGATTACTTGCTCAACAGAATGCTGCTGCTTATCAAAATGCTCAACAGATTTCTGAGGCTGATCTTGGTCGCATGATGCAAGCACAACAGTTGAATCAAGCTAAAGACTTGGCTACAACTCAACAGGCATTAGCTTTGTCAGGTCAATTTGGTTTGGCTAATCAAGATGCGGCTTTACGTGCATCTTTGGCTAATCAAGGTGTTGATGTGTCTACTGGACAACTTAATACTCAAAACCTTCAACAAATAGCATTGGCTAATCAGGCTGCTGCCAATCAAGCAGGTCAGTTTGGTGCTTCTGCTCAGAATGCTGCGGCTTTGGCTAATGCTCAGAATCAGTTGCAATCTTACTTAGCTAATCAACAAGCAGGTTTGCAAGCTAATCAACAAAGAACTACTGCTGGTGGTCAACTTGCTAGTGCCGCTACTAACTTGCAAAACCTTGGCTTTGGACAGGCAAACCAGTTGCGAGATCAGGGTTTGTTGCAACAAGGTTTCACTCAACAACAGTTGGATGCAATCCGCAATCTGCCTTTGGAGCAACAACAGATTCTCAATCAAGCATTGGGTATCAATGTTGGTGGTGGCTCTGGTATGCAACAAACCTCTTCATCAGGCCAAGGTTTATTTGGTCTATTCAGATAAGGAATTTATATGTTTAATATTGGGTTGTTATCTGATGCTGCATTGACGGGCTTGTCTGCTGCTGACAAAGAATCAATGCAAAAGCAAGCCACTCAACAGTTCTTGTTGGGTAGTTTGTTAAGTGGTGATCCTGGTGTTGGCTTTAAGTCAGCATCAGACATCCCCGCTACTGCAATCTCAATGCAAGATATGTTGCGTAAGAGCCAACAAGCTCAAGCAGATCAAGCCGCTTTAGAGGGTTTCCGAGCTAGGTACACTCCTACTAAATTCCAAGAAGCTAACCCTGAGTACGTGGGTCCTGTTACGCCAGATCAATTGGCTCAACAAGAGCAAATTAAAGGTGCTAGAGCGCAAGGTTTGCCATTTAATATACAAAATGCTTTGCAAGATGTATTGGCATTGCCTACTGCTGCTCAAAGCGGTATGCGTGAAACTATTACTGCGTTGCAACCAAGAGTTCAAGGCGACTTGTTGATGAACCCTAATATGCAAATCATTCGTGGCTTGCCATCACAAAAAGATTTGGTTCAAACTCAACTTAATGCTGCAACAGGTTTATATGAGTCAAGGCCAGTTGTCGGAGGTATGCAAGCTAGGATTCAGTCTACTCCTCCTGAAGTATCTGCAAATACTATGCTTGTTCCATTGCAAGGTGGTGGTTTTGTTCAAAGATCAATACCTGGTGGTCCAGCTGCGGTTGGAGAAATTGAATCTGCTAAAGCTATTGCTCAAGCTAGTGGTCAAGTTGAGCGAGTTGTTGGTGCAGATGGAACAGAATATTTTGTTCCTAGATCTGCATTGCTTACTCAGCGTCCAACAACAGGTCAAGCTGGAGTAACAACTGGTGGCGCACCTATTGGTGCAGTAGCCAAAGTTTCTCCTGCTCAAGCAACACTAGATACCGCAACCAATGCTCGATTCTTAGATTTCTCTAAGAACAGCCTAGAGTCTGCAAATAGTGCTAGTGGACGTAAGATTGCCGCTGAACAATTGTATGATCTTGCAACACAAGTTAACAACAATAAATTAACTGGTCTGCAAGCAGGTGTTTATGGATACATGAATGCAATTCCAGGTGTTGGAAAGTTATTTGAGCAGGACATTACTGATGTAACCCGCATGACTCAGATGATTAAGACAGCACAGTTAGAAAAGACTGCAATGCAAAAAGGTGCTGCCAGTAACTTAGACGCTACAACGATTGAGAAAAGCTACGCATCTATAACAGATCCTGCTTCTTCAACAAGAATGGCTGCCGCCTTTGAGGTTGCACTTGCTGATAAAGACGTTGCTAAAAATCAGTTTGTTGAAGCCTATAAAGGTGATCCTGGCAAGATAAGCACAGCATGGCAAAATTCTCCAGAAAATAAACCAATTTTTGCTCATCCAAAATTTAACCAGTTCCTTACTGAACAAGTTAATGCTTGGAGTCAAGGTGGCGCTCAAGGAAAGCCTGTGCTTCCCGCAGGATTTACATTTGGTACTGGTAAAAAATCAGGTGAGTTTCAAATTAAACGTCCTGATGGCTCAATCTATCGCATAGGTCAATAATGGCGACTAAAGACGAAATCTTTGCTTTTGCTGCTCAAGAGGCAGAGCGCCAAGGTGTTCCTCTTTCGTTAGTACAGGGCGTGGTTGATACAGAGTCTGGTGGTGCTTTTAATGCCATTGGGCCGAAGACTAAAACTGGTGATCGTGCCTATGGTCCTATGCAGTTGATGGCCACTACTGCCAAAGATCTTGGCGTTAACAGGATGGAATGGAAAGATAACATCCGAGGTGGTGTTAAGTATCTAAGCCAGTTATCACAAAGATACGATAACCCAGATTTAGTTCTTGCTGCATATAACGCAGGGTTGGGTAATGTAGACAAGTATGGCGGTATTCCACCATTTAAAGAAACACAAAACTATGTTCAAAAGGTTAAAAACTTTATGGCTAAATCTACAACTGATGATGAGTTTGTTCCTTTCGGACAAGGTTCAACAACTCAAGCGCCTACTCAAACTGTAGGTGCTGATGATTTTGTGCCATTTACTGGTTCACAAACACAAGTTAAACAACAAGTACAACAAACACAAGTTGCCCCTAGTCCTGCTGAGTTCATGCAGAGTGTTAGACAACAAGCCTTTCAGCCTAGAACTCAGTTTCAGCAAGATGTTGCCGCAAGTTTTAACCCATTAGATGTATTTCGTGGAAAGACTACTACTGGAAATTTAATTACTGGTACTGCTAATTTAATGTCTCAAGGCATTAAAGGTGGTTTGAGTGCGCTTGGCTTGTCTGATGAATACCTTGGCATAGATCGCACTAAAGAACAACCTACTTTAGGTCCAACACCATCATTAACTGACATTCTAAAAGGCACTTATAACGTGGCTACAGAGCGCCCAGGACTGCTTGTTGGTGGCATGGGTACTGGTTTACTTGATCCTGTAAATTTATTGTTGCCTGGTGGTTTGCAAAAATCTCTTATTGCTGGTACTCCCGCATCATTTGCTAAAGCCGCACCTAGAACTGCTGCTTTAGCTCAGAATGTTTTAACTGGATCAACTACTGCTGGAATAACATCTGCTGCCCAACAAGCCGCAGATACTGGCACTATTAATCCTATGCAACTAGCAAATGAAATTACTGCTGGTGCATTAATGACATTGCCAACTGCTACTGTTAGTGGATTGACTACCCCCAAAAGGCCAGCCAATTTAACTCAAGCTCAATTGGTTGCTGAACGTGCTATTGCTGAAGGCGCTACATTGCCTCCAACGCAAGTTAATCCATCAATGCTAAATAGAATCATTGAAGGTATTTCTGGCAAACAACAAACAAGCCAAATTGCTTCTGTTAAGAATCAGCAATTGGTTAACGAACAAGCTCGTAAAGCTTTAAACCTTGCTCCTGATGTTGAAATAACACCACAAGTGTTACAGCAATTTAGAGCCGAAAAAGGTTTGGCATACGATGCTTTAAGAGCTAATCCAACATATTACGCAGACAAGTCGTTTTTTGCAGAACTTAATAAAGAGACATCTAGACTGCAAAACATGAAGGCTTTAGATGTATCGTCAGAATTAAAACTGTTAAATAATTTAAAGCAAATGAACTTTAACGGGGATGAGTTGGTTGAGTCAATTAAACGACTTAGAGATAGCGCACAAACAAACTCATCACCTCTTGCTAATGCTAGAGACAAAGATCTTGGTAGAGCGCAAAAGTTTGCTGCCCAACAACTTGAAGCACTTGCAGAACGTAATCTTAAAAACTTTAATCAACCTGATGTAATGACAAACTTTAAACAAGCTCGTCAAGACATTGCTAAAAGTTATACGATTGAAAAAGCTTTAAATGCCGCTACTGGAAATGTATCAGGAGCTGTATTAGGCCAAAGAGCCGCTACTGGCAAGATTGTTCCTGCTGAACTTCAAAATCTGGCAAATGCTGCAGGTGCATATCCAACTGCATTCCAAAATGTTGCAAGGATTGGTAGTGTTCCTGGCTTTAGTCCATTGGATATTGGAACCGCAGGTATTGCTAGTGCAGCATCTGGAAATCCTGCTGTTTTGTTGAGTGCGGCTACAAGACCTACATTGCGTTCTGTTGCAGTATCACCAATGTTCCAACGTAATATGTTGCCTAGCTCACAACCACAAGCGCCAGGACTACTGAATCAAATAACTTCCAATCCATTGCTAAACTATGGGTTAGGACAGATGCCTCAGTATGATGCTGATCGTTTCTTGCTCCCTAGATAACATGAAAGATTGGACTGTAGCAATCATTGCGGCAGTCTGTATTACTTGCTTTGTCATCTTTTGTAGCTACATTATTGTTTGGGCGTACCCGTGAAATGGCTACTGATGCTGTCTATGTTGTTTACATTGGTGGCATCTAGTAAAGACAAAACTGAATATCGTTGTGTTAGATGGGCATGGACAGGTGATGTTTACAACCGAAAGGTAGTATGCCTTGAGTGGCAAAAGGTTGAGAAAAAATGATTGATCCAATCACGGCACTAGCTGGCATACAGTCAGCAATCAGCATGGTCAAGAAGGCAGCTAATGTTGCCAATGACTTAGGCTCACTTGCGCCCATGATTGGTAAGCTATTTGATGCAAAAAGTGTAGCTACCAAGGCCATGCTTCAAGCCAAGCAGTCTGGCAAGGGTTCAAACATGGGTACGGCTTTGCAGATTGAGATGGCATTAGAGCAAGCCAGAGCATTCGAGGAAGAGTTAAAGATGCTCTTCATGCAAACAGGCAAGATTGACGTTTGGCAAAAGATTAAAGCCCGTCAAGCAGAGATGGACTTGGCAGATGCCAAAGAGATAAGTGCATTAAAGAAGGCAGAGAAAGCAGCCAAACAGAAAGAGCAAGAACAACTAGAGATTGGTTTGGCAATAGGTGGAATATTCTTTGTTTTGTTTCTAGTCTTTGTTGGCGTAAATGAGTTGATGACATTCTGTGAAGCAACAAGAAGGTGTGGTCGGTGAATGAGTATCAGAAGACCTTTGACTTGTGCCTAAAAATCTTCGTTTACGGGGTAGTGGCTTTGTATTTCTTGGGTTTTCTGAAGTTCTTACCTGATGATCTGTCTGACAGAATTGTCAATCTTCTACTTGGAAAGGTTGGTCTTGGTAAATGAAGTACTTACTTGTATTTGTAGCTTTTATGCTACATGGTTGTGATGAGAAATATCGCTATTTTTGCCAAAACCCAGACAATTTCCATGCTGAACCTTGTCAAAAAC